GAAACTTTGAATCAGCAGGCAAAACATTGGCACCGCCCCAGATGTCGGCCGGCAGCTCGAACTGACGATGGAAACCAACGCTGTCTTGATAGTGCTCCCGAATCTCTGTAGCCTCGCTCTCTAAAAGATTTGTGTAAGTCAGCGTTATTCGATGGCGAGCCTGCCTCAATGAATGACGAAAGCGAACAGGCCCGCCTGTTGTCGTCGCTTCATCAGAAACGTTCAGACCGCCCAGGTCATATTTGATCTGACTCGGCAGAATTGTGGGATATTCACGCATTAGATCAAATACGGTGGCACCAGTTCAAGGGTAACGGTGGCGGTCGTCTCGCTGCTACTTTGCTCCAACTCGGGTGGCTCCCTATATCGCCACAAATAATCATCGGGGAATTCAAGGTTTGTAGCGTACAAAATTTCACTGGGCAAATCAAATGTTTCAAACGTTCCATGTATCGCGTAATGCGAAACTAAGTCGAATCTTTCGTCTGAGGTCAGACGATCGAAGGACAAACGCAAAACATGACCCACCGCAGCGTTGGAATGCCTGACGCTTGAATTGTTGCCATCAAGCACGTCAAACTGGGTGCTTGCATTGGTGCCAGGGATGTAAGTTCTTGTTGCTGGCTCTAGCTCTGGAAAAGTTGCCATGATTAGTCGCAGTCTAAAGTTGTGTACAGTGAATAAGACTGAACAAAAGGTATCTCAATCGCATCATCTATCTGTTGCTGGGTAAGACTGCAATGATCTACACGCACTAAGTCTGAAAAAGCAAGTCCGCCAGTTTCGTAAGATCCGCATTGCGGATGGCCTTGAGTTGTAGGGTTCCATGCGTTTGTGACTTGATATGTCGGCCTTGCTTCTTCATTGCTGCAGTTTGTAGTTTGACCATTGCAATTTATACATTTTGTCGGATGATATCTAATTTCTGCAGGCCCTTGGTATGTGCGATAGCTTGCAGTATCGTCAGAATCACCGCTTGTTTGAATAATCGTAGTGTAAACGTTGTAATTAACTGGAACCACTGGCGTCTCACCAAGCAACTGGCCAGGGCCAAATCCTGACGCCGTAGAAGGATCTCCGCAACGGCCAATAGCCTGGATGTAATGATCCATATCTGCAGTTGTTAGCGTCAGTTCATAGTTGCCCGTACCACTGTCTTTGGTGCTTCTGCGGACCAACTCTCGGGCGCCAGTGTCTTTGTGGATTCTGTACCAGTCAACAACTCCCTCACAAGTAAAATCACTGTCTGAAACAGTAAGCTTTTCGCCAGGATTTGGTGGTGTAACCAAGTAGGAAACAACGTCTGTGTTTAGATCCGCTTCCAGCTCATCCTCATCATTGCTGGTGACAGATATTATGTTCTTTCTGCCACCGCGCTCGGCCTCTTGACCTTCTAGATCTCCAGTAACGCCTCGTGCTAGCGGGTTATTCACTGTGTCGTTTGGATCGGTAGATGCTGCAATTTCTGTGGCAGTCTCCGCAAAGGAGGGAGCATCGAAGGCAGGATAATCGACACCTTCGCTAGCCAAGCTGGTTTCATCATCGTCATCATTTTCGTCGCAAGTGTAATCAGACCGGCCCACATCAATGTTCGTGCCAGGCCCTGTCGCCCTTTCAACCTCTCGCGCGACAAGACTTCTTTGAAGGTCATCAATAGGAAAATGAGTCAGCGTGAAAATGCAAGCCCCACCCGTAGTCTTTTCGATCCGTTCGATCTCGTATAGATAATCGTGGAAGTCTGGATTCCCAACAGCAGTCTCTCGGCGCAAATAAACGCGGCAAATATCGCCAACCTCCAAGGTGCTGCTGTGGATTCCCGGCCTTACCTTGATTCGAAGCGTATGGGTCACATAACGCCGAACAGCCAGCTTGTAGGCAGCAACCTTTACAGCATGATCCTCATAACAACAGAAAGCGCTTAGATCGTGCTGCTCATACGGGCCGCTGTCAGCCAAGCCGTCATATTTAACCTGAGTTGAGCGAGCGAATCCGATGTCGGCATCAGGTTGTTGACGCCACATCATGTCGTAAACAATGTCCTGCCGATCGGCAAACGGGATATAGTCAATCTCAAAGCCGTCAGGCAGCAAATGCTCTTCCGTGAATTCATAGTCGTATTCCACCCGATCAGTCTTGATCGTGTGATCTGCGTTGACCACGACTCTGGGCTTGAAGGTATATTTGCCCTCTGATTGAACCAAGCGCAGCAGAAAATAGTTGCCTGTTGTCGTCAGCCAACTCTCAAGGTTAGTGCTATTGCTGAATTCTCCGTTAAAGAAAAAGTTATTAGTGTTTGTAAAATTAGCCGCAGCAGTCATCCCTGTTGTATCAATCAGGGTCTCCGAGATCTGATTTGATTGGCGGATCAAATACAAAGCAAGATCAATGAAGTTGTTACTCGATCCCAGGGTGTCGTCAAGAATCCGGGTGACTTGCATCCCGTTTCTGACAAACACATGCACTTGCCGCTCCCAACGCGTGTCAGCATCGTCGAAGGTGTTGATGTAACTAAGCGTCGTCATGTTGTCGTAACGCCCAGACGTGCCGCAATAAAACGGGCAATTCCAAATAGTTGCACCTGCAAGCGTTGTAGTGCCGATTGCATTACCAGGCGTCCAAGTACCTGCGCGGCGGTCATAAGCCTGAGCCCAGGTCCCTTGACGACAAGCACCCTGGAAAACGTCCTTGATCGGCAATGTCGGAAGATTGCCTTCGCTGAGAACCAGCATCAGGCTGACAGTCAAAACGTTTGTGCTGGCTGCGTTCTCATATCTCCCTTCCGTTGCACGAGGGCTAACAAAAACACCGCCGCTACCACTGACCTGACGACAAAAAACGATGGGCACAGGCTCGCCAATACTTGCCGCCACTTGCGGAGAGGTAAGCCTTGTTGCGGCGGCAGCCTTTGCTTCCTCAGGGAGCGGATCTGAGATGCCGTTTTGCGCTGCTAGCAGGCCAAGAGGATCGCTAATGTTGACCGTCATAACCTCAGAGGCGCTCCGATTAAATAGCTGTTGTACTTACGAGGCGGCACCTGTGCCCCCACTGGCGCCAAGGCGCTGCCTAGTTCTAATTCTAAACGCGTGAAATTGCCTGAAACGCTTAAAAGCTGCCCAGTGAATTTTGCAATGAGCGTTTGGTCTGTCTGCGGCGCATTCTGATCATCCATACTGTCAAACTCGTAGATTTGAATTTCTACAAACCGACTTAAGTTCAGTGCTGTTTCGACTTGTTCCACCACACTGTTAGTTGCTGGAATCTCTACAGAAAGAGCTTGCCCACCAGATGCGCCCGTCTCTGTAATTCCGTTGACAGCAAAAGGCATGAACACCCAGGAATTGCTATCCAGCGTCACGGTCTGATTGACGTAATAGCTTTGCCAGCGGACATGCGTTGTTGAGGTGTCAAAGATCCTCAAGAACTGGCTTTGGGCTCTTCTGCTCATGAGTAAACCCCCTGATAGCGACGGCCACCAACTGAGCGGGAGTTCCTAAACACTTGATTGCCAAATGACTTGAGCGCACGCTCAAGGTCTCCGACTGTCACATAGTTCTGGCCGTCTTGCTGCAACACTGGGCCAGTTGTAACGTTCACTGTGGTGTTAGCAGCACCGCCACCCATGCCACCGCTTCCAGCGCCTGGGCCAACAACGCCACCTTCGGCAAAAGCTGGAATAACTGATTTGCCGCGCATCCCGCCCAAATAATTTGCAGAAGCTCGCCCCATCTTTGAAGCGGGGATGATGTATTCAGGCTCTCCGCCCTCGCCGACCATTGCAAGAGTCGGACCGTTTACAACTCCGCCCTCTGCAAATCGCGGAATGCTTATCTTTGACAGCAAAGGAATAGTGGGCAGGTTTAACCTCCTTAAAGCATTGTTGGCGCTTGAAATAAGTTTGTTAATTGCTTCGACAACAGAATTGATTGCAGTAGTAATACCGCTAAGCATGTTGTTGACGACTCCCCGAACAGCAGTAAATGCTGCAACAAAAGGCTGCTTAATAAAATCACCAATCGACCTAAAGATTGATCGAAACTTGTCCGCTAAGCCCTCGCCAATATCAATAACAGGATCAACAAATGTCTGCTTAATAAAATCAAAGGACGATTCCGCAAAGTCGCTGACTATCTCTCCGACAGCGGTCCAAATGTCTTGGAAAAAGTCGTAAATACTCTCCAATGCCTCGCCAATTTGATCCCTGAAATTGTAAATAGCAACACCAGCCGCAGCTAATAGTGCCACCCAACCGACCGGGCCAGTAAATACAGCGCCGATAATTTTTAGCAACCCGCCAAGCGATCCGACAAGCTTTGCGATCACAGGCAAGTAGCCCGCAATTGTTGCGCCTATTTTCAGCCCTGCCAGGGCACCGAAGGCTGCAGTCACTGCTGAAGCCAATGGGCTCAGGATCAGCATGGCAGCGCCTAGCGCTGTGACTGAACCAACAACAGCTTGCATTGGACCTGGCAAAGCAGTGAAAGCAGAAACTGCGCCCTCAATCAAGCCAACCAGGCTGGTCAATGCAGGTAGCAATGCTTCAGTCAATCGCAGCGTTAGGTCGCCTAATTTCTCTTGCATGTTTTCAAGGCGATCGTTGAACACAGCCGCCTTATCGGCAAATTCTTGCGTCAACGCTGTGCCCATATTGCGAACTGCATCACCACCACTGTTGAGCAGCGGAATCAGCTCGGAGCCAATGCGAGTGCCAAAAACAGCAGAAGCAAGAGCAGCCTTTTCAGAACCATCTGCCATGCCTTGGAAGCGATCGGCAATGTCAAGCATCACGGCATCTGCGGCCCGCAAATTGCCGTTTTGATCTTTAACGGAAACACCTAAACGCTGGAAAGCTTCAAATGCAGGCCCCTTTGCTTTCTGAGCTGCCATATCCATATTCTTAGTCAGCGCCGGGAACGCGCGCTCAAGACTCTGAATGCTGGTGTCACTCAGCTCAGCAACCTTGCGGAACTTATCAAGTGTCGGCGCCG